AAGAACAATTATGTAATTACTTTACCTTCACAGCATGTAGATACTACTGCATTATGGATTAGAGGTAAGACTTCATTATCCGCTACAACATTTGATAAGACACAGTGGAAGCAGGTAGCAACTACTGCAGAGTTTGATACTCCTGAACCCAGATTTGCAGTAACATATGATAACTATTCTAATGCTCAAATAACTATCAGCAATTATCTCAATCAGTTATCTAACTACGAAGGATATTATCTTACAATATTCTGGATAGATTGCTCTGGTGTAATTGGTTGTGTTGGTAGTGATGTATTAACCAATCCGTTATTTGCTAAACCTCAAACTGGAAATTGGTCATTTAGCGGTGGTGATATTCTTATCACTAATCTATCCAATACTGTTGAACTTCCTCATACATACACAGTAACAGGCAAATCTCCTGAAACTGCAAAGGAAGCATATTATAACAGTAGAAATTATATCAATACATATAACAGCCTTGTAACACTTCCTGACTATACTCGTTTTTTAAATAGAGAAGCAGGTGTAGATTGCGGATTAGTAATTGATTGTCAGAAAGCCCTTGAGATCAATATGGCTATTTATCAAGATGATAATCTTACTGATGCACAGAAGTCAAAGAAATATATTACATATCATGACTTCCCTAAAGGTGCTGCAAGTACATCTTACGACTGGAGTAAAGCATTAGGATTAGGATTTAATCCGGAAGATCCTAACAAATACGTATTCGCTACTAATTTCAAGCGATATACAGCTATGTGTTTCGCAGTACACAATGATTTCAAGAATGACAGTTGGGGTGAAGGTCAGATATCAACTGCTCAAATATCTAATACAGTAAACTTCAGAAGATATAAGCCGCCGCAAATGTTTATTGACAACGTAATCAACGACTTCTTACCATTACAGTCTATGTCAGTAGATATGCAGTTTGGTTATTGCAGAGTATTTGATTTCTATGTAGTAGGTCAGATATATACCAATAAGCCGGTAAGCGTTGATGTTGGAAATGTTATAATTGATAAAGTTAAAGAAGCATTATCAATCTTCTATGCTCCGGCTAACAGAGGTTTTGATATGAAACCTACTGTAATGGAAATCGTTAATGTAATTAGAGGAGTAGATGATAGGATTGCATACTTTGATGCTGGTTCGCCTACTAATCCGGTGATTACCTGGAGTAACTGCGACTCAGATTACTTCAACCCAATTTCTGTAGCTGTTTATAATGAGCCAAATAACGCTAGTGGAAGTATACGCATTGCACCTGAGTGCTTGATAAGATAAGGAGATAATAGTTATGAAGATCTTATCGAATACATCTACGTATAATTCATATTATACAGGGAAAACTAAGGAAACTACATCCTTTAGAGTTCAAGTCTATAATCCCTATACTTATAACTGCAGGTACTCTCCTACGTTTGATAAAAGTGAAGATTGCTATAAATGGATTAAGGAACAACTTTTTGATAAAGAATGTAATGTAAGTATAGAAGCGACGGTAACAAAAACTTACATTGCAGAACGTATAAAATGGGATGACATTGATTATTATAATGTTCCAAAATCTCTTTGGAGTGGTGCTATTCGTGATAAATTATTGAGATACGGATTTATTTCTAAACAAGATGCGCCTGAAGGTTCTATGAAATAAATAGAGAAGAATATACCATAATTATTCGTATAGCCCCTGAATGTTTGATAAGATAATAAGGAGAATATTATGAAAAGATACATTAAAGCAACACATGATTATAGACGATTGAATGAGTTTTATAGAAACGTCCGTTATAACGATGATTATAAGAAAATGCTTCATTCAGAATTAAAATCTGAATTGATGTCAATACTGCAACAACAAGACATAGGTGATAGTTTTAGTGTCGATGACCGAACTTTAGGAGGCTTTTACGGTTCTACTAATGGTACAGCTTATGAATTTAAAAAAGTTGCTCCGAATCTTTGGCATGAAGTATTTGATGACTATAGGGATCTTACTGATTCTGAATTAGCTGAATTAGAGTTACGGAGTAATGGATTTAAGCATCAGTTAAGGTGGTAAGTCCGGATATACGAATTTAAAATTTGTAGTAATACCTACAAGTATTCATGGTTTAACAAGACAAATTGTTTGGTATAAATAAGGAGAATATGATGAAACCCTATTTCAGAAAATTAGATGATAACTTAGCTCGGATTGTATCAAAACTTGTTGATGGGATACTTCAATATAATGAATATTCTGAATATTCCAAATCGGAACTTTATGATTATGTGGATGACTTTGTATCCGAGGAAATTTCCGGGGATGGTGATATTTTATCCGTAGATGATATTAATTTCTTATGGGATGCTCATAGTATTGCGAAAATTATGAATAAATTTGCTCTTGGTGGCGGTGGAGAAGAATTTTGGAAAGATTTAACCGATATGATACTTGATTCTATAGAGGACTATTTATGAAAAGATATATTAAATCTGGTTATTATATTGGTGATTATTATTTATCAGATGCTGAATTAGAAGAACTCCAGTATTATGCTGATCACCCGGAATTGTTTAAAGATATTCCAGATGATACAGAAATTGACATTCTACATACCCAGAAACATATGATTTTACTCAACATAAAGAAGAAATCAATTCAGCTACTGCAGAACTTAATGCTAAATATGGGGATAATTGGAAATGGCGAGTAGGTATTTTTAAGAATACCGTAAAGTTATATTGGGGATATTTTAAGTATCTTAATTTAGATAAGCCTTATGTCACTATTACATATAATTATCCGGAAGATAAATATTCTGTCTGGTTTAAGGTAATTGATCCTAATGATGATAATTTAACATATGAGTTGGAGTTTAATGATAATGATATCAAATCCTTGTTTTTGAGTATTGGATATTATATTACTTCTCGGTGGTAAGTCATGAAAAGATATATAAGAAGTGCAATTTATAAATTATATCATGGTTCACCTAATTCAAATATTGTGGAGTTAGATTTTGATCATATTGGAAAAAATACTGAAACACATGAAAATTTCATATTCTTTACAGATTCTCCGGAATTTGCAGAAGAGTTTAGTTATGAAAGATTACCTACTTCCAGCAGATATCTAAATGCTAAAGGAGCGAAGGGTAGAGTATATATCGCTGAAGTCACCTTAAATCACCCATTAGATCTGACCTCTCCAACTGCTGATGATATTGAAAATCTAATTGAATTAAGTGATGGCGAGCTAACTGTAGATATGATAGAAAGATTTAGTCATAAAAATAATCAGCTCTTAAAAGCATATATTGATTTAGATAAAATTGTAGATTATGGTTACGATGGATTTATTGCAAAATTAAATAGTTCTGGAGCTAAAGAATACGCTGTAATTAGTTCAGAGCAAATAAGATTGTTATAAGTTCAACTTAAATAATTGGAGATACATAAATTGAAAAGATATATAGCCACAACTTGGGATGTTTATGGTGAATATGGAGACCACTTTTCTCGATTAGAAGATGCTAAAAAGTGCGCACAAGAAGTAAGCACTCGAGCTGATCAAGATTATAAATCATCTGTCTGGAAAGATGGTAGCTGTTATATTGAATATGAAAATGGTAAATTAGTCAGAGATGGCTGGACACTACCTTCTCTCAAAAACACTGGTAAACGAGCAAAGTTTAATCTTGATGGCAAGATAGTAGAGAAACTTATCTGGTTGACTCCAGAAGGAAATAAAGTTATAAAGCATAATGGAAAGATCTATCGTGTAAATGCATAAGAATTTTGAAGTTTATTTTATGTTCTAATCACCGTGAATCGTTATAGTTGATGGTGAATTATTTTTCATCATCAACTATATTTATACTTGGAGGAAACAATGAAAAAGACGGGTAAGTGGTTATTTACTTCAGAGTCAGTAACAGAAGGACATCCGGATAAGGTTTGTGACCAGATTTCAGATGCAGTATTAGATGCAATCATTAGTCAGGATCCTAATGCAAGAGTAGCTTGTGAAACATTTGCTGCTACAGGCGTGATAATGATAGCGGGAGAAATTTCAACCTCTGCTTATGTAGACATTCCTAGTGTAGCAAGAAACACACTTAAAGAAATTGGATATACTAGCAGCGATGTTAGTTTTGACTATAAAACGTGTGCAGTAATGACTTCTATTGATGAACAGTCTCCTGATATTGCACAAGGAGTTAATGATGCGCTTGAAACTAGAGGTGAGGGGCTACTTGATACAGGTGCAGGAGATCAGGGGATGATGTTTGGTTATGCAAATGATGATACTCCGGAATTCATGCCGCTTCCTATCTCACTTGCTCATAAGCTTACACAGAAACTTGCAGAAGTAAGGAAATCAGATCCTGATAGTTTCTTAGGGCCAGATGGAAAATCTCAGGTGACAGTTGAGTACGAAGACTCTACTCCTAAGAGAATTGATACTATTGTAATATCAACACAGCATAAGGAGTGTGCAACTGAGCAGCAGGTTAGAGATTTAGTAGTTAATTCTATCATTAATTCTGTTATACCTGCTGAGCTGATGGATCAAGATACTAAGATCTTCGTTAATCCTACTGGTCGATTTGTTCTTGGGGGACCTGCTGGAGATACTGGTCTCACAGGTAGGAAGATTATTGTAGATACATACGGAGGTTTCGGTCGCCATGGAGGCGGAGCATTCTCAGGTAAAGATCCTACAAAGGTAGATAGAAGTGCTGCTTATGCTAGTAGGCACATTGCAAAGAACATTGTAGCCGCTGGTCTTGCTAAAGAATGCGAAGTGCAGTTGGCTTATGCTATCGGAGTAGCAAGGCCTGTATCAGTAATGATTGATACTTTTGGTACCGGTATTGTTGATGATAGAAAAATCTCAGAAATAGTGAACAAAGTGTGTGATCTCAGACCCGCAGCTATTATCGAAAATCTCAGATTGAGAAATCCTATCTATCGGAAGACTGCTGCCTATGGTCACTTTGGCCGGACTGATGTAGAATTCCCTTGGGAAGCTCTTGACCTTGTAGATGCTTTCAAGGCTGAAGTATAATTCTTAGTCTAATTAAGTATTCAGGAAGCTTACTATCTCGGTAGTAAGCTTTTTTACTTTGTCTTCAAATTTATCAAAATTATCAATGATTACTCGGTTAGGATGACTCGCCCAGACATCTAATACTGCATCATCTGCTGTAATTGCTTCCTCTTTATTTTCAAATCTAGCGGCGTTGTTCTCTTGAGTATAGATACTTGACTTGTTTTTTGCAGTTGAAACTAAGTGGAATACTGCGTCATAACTATCTCTAATTTCTATTTCATCTGTATGGAGTTCTTTAAGCACCGATCTCCATTCGTCTAAGGGCATATATGCTTTACAATCTAAGCATCCTCTATCTAATATAATAATTGGGTTTTCCTGATGTCTAGCAAACTCCTCACAAATTCTTTCCTTCTGTAATTGATACTCTATCAAGTATCTCTGAAACTTCGGGTCTGAATACTTCGCACCGCTTGACATAAACTGAGTAGCCGACTCTGCTATCGTCAATACTTTATACCCTTGCTTCGTCAATTCTTCTTGTAGAATATCCATTGCAGAAGACTTACCTGCACACGGTCCACCTGTAATAACAATCTTCGGAATTCTCATGATATGTGTCACCTCACTAATTGATACAGATATTCAAGGTGATTCTGGTATATAGATGATGTATGACTGATCCGTATCTAACCTTGTATAAGAGTATAGTAAATATGCAGCATACTTTATATGGAGTCAAAATAGTTATGAAAAGATATATCAAATGCACATCAGAAGAAACATATATCTGTGATACTTCAGACGATCATAGCCTAAATAATTCTACTTTATATAAGTTTGTTCGTAATATCGGGGATAAATTAGAAATTGGTGATACTATCACAATTCATGCTTATAATGTTCCTTATATTGCTCCCGGCGGTGGTGGAGATCCTACCGGTCACGATCTAAATAAAGAATTGCTTATTACTAAGAAAAATACTTATGGTAATAGTTTCACTACTGTATCTCGTTATGATAATGAATCTGCTATTCGTAAAAAGCTGCAGAATCAAGAATTTGAAAATTGGCGTGAGATTACAGATGGAGCATTATTCTTAGTTATGATGCCTGAATATACGATTACTGTAGAGCGTGGTAAATACGCTGATTTAATCTAATCATAAATTATGAAACCTCATAAACCATCAGATATTTCATATATCCAGCCACAAGGTTGTGTAGGTATCTGGTGGCTTTATGATTATAGCGAGCATTATAAGTCGCATTTAGATAATTGAAGAATAAGTTCAAAGGTTGATCAATAAGGTCAACCTTTTATATCTATATGAAAATAAGAGATATACCAGTACCCTCACCATATTTAGATTCAGCCGATTTTAGATTCTTTCTAAAATGGTTTGATTATGCTCTCACAAAAACACAATTTGATATAACAAACCTTGCTGATTTATATGATCCCCTCCGTTGCCCTAAAGATCTATTGTGGATGCTCGGAGATACAATGGGATATAAATATGATGACAGATTATGTGCAGCATTTAATAGGTTTGCTATGCTGTTCTTTATGTCATTAATTAAGTATAAGGGCAGTAAGACTGGTGTAACTCTTGCCGCTGAAGTAAACCTTAAGCAGCACGACATCAATGCTTATGGTGAAGAAAAAGAAATTCTGTATAACAGACTTGAAGATACATCTATCCCAGCAAATTCTGTCTATGTAGATTCTGATGTAGATGAAGGAACTATCAATGTAGTTTACTTCAGTAATAAGAAGCCGATAGACAGTTGTATTGAATATGTAAGACCTTTGGGAATGTATTGTTTCCAGTATGCTGGTGTAAGAGTAGATACGGCTACAAAGATTTCAGTAGATGCAAGACTTGCTAATGTTCATGATGTTACCGGAACTATTGGACCTACAAGAGTTGGTCATTATACTCGTGCAGATTATGCATCATTACAAAAGATGAATAATGAAAATAAGATGATTATCAACTATAAGGATGCTCGTCAAAAGGTATATGCAAGAAGTTCTACTACAGAAAAATTCCCGACAGTTGATGCTGGATATAGAGCATTAAGTTCATTACAATTATCTAACAACGAGCATATTGTTAAAGCTCTTATTGATGT